AACTACCCTCGTCGAATCCTTCAATTCATGACGCCCAATCAACTCTTCACCAACCAACTCAATACCATCGCAGCATAAATGAAACAGGACCATTACATGCGGCATTTAACTTTACAACCTACCGCCGTCGGCATCATACATACGGGGCTTCATACCGTAGTGGATTTTACACCCGCTGGCCACGTCCAGGCAGGCCAGCTCCATCGGGCGGACGACTTGAGAGCCGAAGAAGCAATCAATGTCATGCCACACATCGTCGAACATGTAGATTTCGCCTGGCTTGAGGCCGACGCGGGTGGTGAGCACGGGGCGGATAAATTCGCGGGCGGCGGCGCGCCCGATGCGCATGGAAACAGACTCGAAATCTGAGAGGCCGAATTTGCGCTGCAAGCTGCGGTAGGTGCCGCCGGCTGGGATGTAATCGCGGGGGCATTGCTGCGGGGGTACGCGGGCGGGAAATTCGGCGTGGTAGAAGTCGGCCCAGGTGTACTTGACGGGTTTGAGTTCGTTTCCTGCGCGTAGGTCTTCCATCATTCTGCGCCATGCGGCGCGTGAGGAGCGCTGGTTGGTTTCGCAGTAGTATTTATAGACCTGCTCGAGGGCATCGCCTGGGCGCTGTTTTTTGAGGCGGCGCATATCCACGAGGGCGTGCCAGTCGCGGCCAGCATGACGCCACTTGTCATATTTCCGGCGGAGGGACACTTCGGAGAAACCGTCTGCCCCGAGCATTTCGGCGGCGAGTTCTTTAATGGTGAGGCCCTTGTTTTCGGAGCCCTCGATTCGGAGGCAGTAATCGAGCATGAGGAGCGTGTCGTCCTTCACGGCACGCGGCAGGCCCGCAAATTCAAATGCCCCCTTCTGCTCGATTAACTGCATGGCGTTCATAGACACCTCACCCCTTCTTGAGACTTGATTTCAGTTCGTGCGCGTAGTCGGCGAGGGTGTCGGCTATGTGGTTGATCTCATGGTCCGGCAAGTAGGCATACATTTTCCGTGCGCGGCAAAATTCATAGAGCGGCTTGTGCGCTTCTTCCCATTTCGCAACGGCTGACTCATAATGTACGCCCTCGCCATTCGGGCCGATGGCTTTTGCGGCGGCGGCGTTTTGTTCAGCGAGCCACGCGGCAAATTCTTTTTGCAGTTTGGTGGATAGTTCTTCGGGGCGTGTGGCGTGGATGCGGGGGTGAAATTCGTTCAGCCATTTTTGGAGGGCGGGGTTGCCGCCAAGCTGGCGCGGGGCTTTGCAGATTTCCCAGTCGAAGTAGAGCTGGGAAATCGTCTTGCCGCTGGTCACATCGCGGATGATGGCGGCGATCTGTTCGTGCGCCGGGTTGAACACGTCCATCGGCGACGGGAGGTTGAGGAGTTGCAGCATGTTGACGGCGTGATCCTGCGCCTCGGCGAGGGCTGGCAGCATGAGGGCGCGGCGCTCTGGCGGGAGTGAGTTGAGGCGCTGCTCCAATTGCACCGCTAGGTTCACATAGTTTTTTGCGGTGCTCGCGGAGAACGGGAGGGAGTCGCGCCATTCCATAAATCCGTTGCCATGACCAATCTCTTTTTTCTTGGAGAGTATTTCAGCCCCGGCCATTGCAGCGCACCATACGGAAAGATTCGCACATCGTTCTGCCGCAAGGTGATACTGCACCACTTTTTCGCCAGAATCCAAATAGCCAATTGATTGGCTATTTGATTCTGGTGGCAGGACTTCGGGGATGATCGCATTTGTTTTGTTGGTCATTATTTGGGCTCCGTGTAGGTTTGGTTTTTGCAGAGGTTGAGTTCGGCGAGCAGGTCGTCAACGGGTTTTTGTTGGATGGCCGGTTGGCTGATTGCCTGGCGCAGGGCTACGGCTTGAGTCATGTTGTTAATGGACTCGCCACAGATGAAGTCGGCCACCAGGAGCATCAGGGCCGTCATGGCGCAGGCACCGACGAAGCAGAGGGCGTTTTCGAGACGGGTCAGTTTGGTTGACATGTGGCCTCCTCGCGTTCGATGATTTCTGCGGCGTCTTCCGGGTGCATTGCGCGATAATTCGCGCAGCGTTCGGCATAGCGACGGGTGAGGTCATGCAGGATGGCCTCTTCCGCGACGCTCAGTTGCTCTCTTGTATAGTCCATGCGTGGCTCCTTTTTTATGTGCGTTTCTGTGGTTGCTGATAGGGCATTCCGATCAGCGAAAAGAGGGTGTTTTCATCGGGGACGGCGACGGGCGTTCCGTAGCGCGTGAGCATTCCGGCGATGCTTCGGTATCCACGGCGCACCCAACTGGCGGCGAGGACGTGGTGTGAGTAGGATGCGGGTCCGGTGCGTATGGCATAGATGAGGCCCCAGTTTTCCGGGGTGGCGAGGAAGAGGTCCACCTGAATGCCGTCGCGGTCGAATTGGATATATTTCCCGGTGGCGAGCTTGCCTTTCACGATCCGCCCGACCCCTTTGGCGGCTTCGATCCAGCGGTGGTCCCGCACTTCTTCCGTCTCTCCGAAAAGGGTTTGCATGGTGGTTGCACGGGGTATGCAAACCAGCTCGATGTCGTGGGGGTCTTTGGCTTTCCGGCGGACGCTTCCGGCGACTTCGCAGCGGACGGAATAGGGCATTAGGGCGACGTGGATCAGTTCGGCGTGATAGGCGGCTATTTCCCATTTCATGCGTTTGCTCCTTTAGTTGTCCTGGTTGAACCGGCGCTTGTAAAAATCCACGATGGAAGAGGTCAGAATGTCGAAACTCCGGCGGTTGCCCGTGGAGGTATTGACGGCGACCAGGTCGCCCTGTTCGCATAGGAGGATGATTGTGCTGTTGCACTTGTTCATCACGGCGGCGGCATCGCTCACGCCGATGATGTCCTGCTTTGGGAGCTTCTTGAGGATGGCATCGAGGAACTCGGCCCCCCAATCGCGCCGGAAAAGTTCTGCGTGTTTCGGCATCAGCTTTCCTCCATTTTCTGAATGCGCACTTCGCTAAGGATTCGCTTTGAGCTGCGCCGCCCTTGTAGTACCTGCCAAAGGTGGCCGTAGGACACGCCAAGCCGCTTCGCCTCTGCTTCAATCCCGATGTACCGCGTCTGATTGCCCTGCTGCTTGATCCTGATGCCGCTCATTTTGGTACTTTCCTTATTCATGGCTTACGTGTAAGGTTACGTTCACAACATATTCACGACGTGTTCACATGTCAAACAGCAAAGTGAAGTATTTGTGAACTATTTAGAGAGAGTCGAAAAACTTCGAGAACGCCTCCGTTTAACGGTAGGTGAGGTTCAGGATTTGCTGAATATGTCGCCTGCTATGATGAGCATGATTCGGGGGGGATCTAGGAGCCCCAGCATAAAGGCAAAAAGAAGGCTTGAAGAAGCGGAACGGGCAGCTGGGATTGAACACAAGGCCCAGAATCCACACCCGTTGAAAGTCGCTGAGCAAAAAGAGACGGAAGTGGATTTTCCAGTGGTTGGAAAACTGGCGTCAGAATTTTCCAATCATTGGAAAAAAACCGAGGGGCATTTCCAATCATTGGAAAAAAGGCAAGCTGCGGTGGAAAAGCAGTTGGATCAGATCAGCCGTCAGCTTGCTGAGGTGTTAAAGAAAATGTGAATGGGGAGAATGATGACTTCGGGGAGATATATTGCCTTTGCGTTGATTCTTGGCGTGTGCTTTGTGGGCTGTGAAACGGGGAATTCCATACGGGGAACGAACATTCAGGTCTATGGAACGTATACGGGGGCACCACTGGCCAATACGCCCGATGGCGTGATCACCTATTTGCAATTGATCCAGGACGGAGACGAGCTTCAGGGCATTGACAATTTCAACCGGGTATTTCGCGGGCAGCTCAACGAAAAGAGCACGACAGAATGTGAGATATTTTTGACCGGGCATGATGCCAAGGGGGAAATCACGTTGACCGGAATAATCACGGGCACCAGCAGCAGTTGGCTTCTTGCCGGTTCAATCATTACGGCGCGTTATTATGTGCCGATGTATGGTTCAACAGGCAGGGCTACCAATATCAAAGAGATGACAGAAGAGCAGAAGAAGACATATAATGCTCGCGGATGCTGTTCGTCGCATGATGGAATCAAAGGGACATACGATACGACGAGCGGTGCGTTGATTTGCAACGATGGAACAACAAGCCCAGGGTGTAACATCAATGACAAATAGGGAGGGATGATAATGAAAACAATCCTGCTTTCCGTGGTGATGCTGAGTGTATGTGGGTGGACGGTCACCGCAGCCGATCAGGTAGAAATATTATACGTTTCCCAATCAAAAGGCATAGGTAATCAAGTAGACGTGGTGGGAGAAATTTCAAACGGGTGTCCGGTTGCGGTACAGGTAAAAATGCGAGTCACGGCGAGAGATGGAAACGGGGTGGTGATGGCGACGACCATTTTTTATCCAGCCAGTACGCGGAGGATTGCTGCACATGCCACATATCCGTTTGATTATTTCGTATGTCTAAAACCAGACCAAAATTATGAACAAGTTGGAAAGGTGGAAGTAACGATTGATGAGGTAACCGAATAGCATTTTCCAACGGTTGGAAAAGGGGATCAAAAAAGTTCCAACGGTTGGAAAAACCGGATAAAAAAGTTCCAATGATTGGAAAAGACGGAAGGGTGCCGTGACGGCACTTCCAATGATTGGAAAAGAATCAGGCCACGGTTTCCCGTGGCCTTTTTGTTTTGCCCGGCCCCGCCCACCTCCCGCGAAGCGGAAATAATTTGAGAAAAGAATTTTTGGAAAAATAGGGATTTTGCGGGAATAGGGCGCGGTGCTGGTGATGCGGTGTTCAGATGGCGCGTGGTGTGATTTGCTCACCCACGTCATGAGCAGAGCTAACACACGCAACGCGAATAAGGGAGTCAGCCATGTAACGCCAACCGCCAGCATTGAAATCTATCGGGACGGGCGCAAGGTCGCTGCTCATTATCGGAGTGGCGACCTTTCTTTTTGTTCGGACCCAGTGGTGCTTCGTGTGGCGCTGCTGGAACTCCAGCAACTCATGGACCGGCTTACGGCAATCTGGGGGACGTTATGATCCACAGATTACACCTATTTTCACGGATTGATGGAACACACCCACCGCTGGCGACCGGCTACTCGTCGGCGGCCTCCAACAGCGGCGCTCCCGGTTTGGCTCGTGCGTGCCATTCCTCCGGGAGCGCCGTTTCTTTTTTTAGCCTGGGAGAATGAACGATGAATGATTGTCAGATGCTGGTGAGCCCGCAGGCGGTTCAGATTGGGGTGTTCATGGTCGGCTTTATTGGCGTCATGGCCATCGTTACCTCCTTGCTTAATGTGATCAAGTTTTTCCGCCCTGATCCGGCGCTGCACCGCCAATATGCGAGCAGGGATGAGGTGGACAAGCTGGACCGTAAATTGCTCGCCACGGAAACGAAGTTGGAAACGCAGATTGAGAATTTGAACAGCAAGATCACGGAGCAATACGAGAAGATCGAGCGCAGCGACGAAGCGCGCACCAGCGGCCTGCATAACCGGATGAACACGATCGCGGAAAGCGTGGCCAGGCTGACGGGCCAACTGGAATCCAGCGGCCAGCTCATTGAGTCGCTGCTCAAAAGGGAGGCGAAATGAACAAGCTGATTTGCACGCTGACACTTAAACACCTCCGCAATGCCCAGGGGTACTACACGCCGATGCAGACGCTGCATGTGCTGGTGGCCTCGGAATTTGCCGGGATGCTGACGATGGAAACGCTACGCGGGGAACTGCAAGGAATGAAGTGCAAGGGCTGGGTGGATTATGAGCTGGATGATTTCGGCACGGAGAAGTGGGCGATCACGGAACGGGGACGGATTGCGCTGAAAGAGTTGGGGATGTGAAGCAATGAATGACGAACGCAAAACACGCAGCGATGCGGTGCTGCTGAATCAGGCGGAGGGAAACCAGCTTGAGTTGTTCGGGCTGATGCGCGGTGGCATGAGTTATGCGGAGGCGAAGCAGTGGGTGCGGGAGAGCTTAGACCTGGGCGTGAGTGATGGGGCCTTAAATGCGTTCTGGAAGCACTGGAGCCGGAAATACAACGAGGAGCGTATGCTGAAGGCAGTGACGGCGGCGAATGACATCCAGGCCACTGCCGCCGAGAATTTGCCCCTGGTGAGCAAGGCGACGATGACGGCGCTCACCCAGGCGGCCTTTGAGTCGGCCCTGAGCAATGACCCAAAAAGCACGAAAGTATTTTTCGATTTGGTTCTGCGGGCGCAGGCGCAGAGCAACGACACGAAGCGCCTGGAGCTGATGGAACGCCGCATGAAGCAGGCGGAAGAGGCCGAGGGCGTGGTGAAAGAAAACATAAGCCCGGAAGAGCGTGAGGCGCGGCTGAAAGAGATTTTCGGATTAACATGAAAACCCCACTGGACATTCTGTTGCCGTACCAAGCCGACTGGGTCAACGACCAGGCGCGGTTCAAAATCGGCATGTGGGCGCGGCAGACGGGGAAGAGCTTTGCCACGGCTGGGGAAGCAAGCCGGGATTGCCTTACGCGCCCCGGTCAGACGTGGGTGTGCATGAGCGCCGGGGAGCGGCAGGCGTTGGAGTGGATGCAGAAGGCGCGGCAATGGTCGGAGGCGTGGCAGCTTGCGGTGGATCAATATGACGAGACCCGCGACAGCGCCGAGAGCCTGATGAAGAGCGCGGAAATCAAGTTTGCCAACGGCTCGCGGATCATTGCGATCCCGGCCAATCCAGCCACGGCCCGAGGCTACAGCGCCAATCTGATCTTGGATGAGTTCGCCTTCCACGAGGATCAATCGAAAATCTGGAAGGCGATTTATCCGAGCATCAGCAACCCGCTCAAGGGCGAGTTGAAACTGCGGATTGTCAGCACCCCGAACGGACAGGGGAACAAATTTTATGACCTCTGGACCAAGGCCAACGCCTACAGCAAGCACCTGCTGACCATTTATGATGCGGTGAAGCGCGGGCTCCCGCTCGACCCCGAGGCGCTGAAGGCGGCGATTGATGACGCCGAAGCCTGGGATCAGGAATACCTCTGCCTGTTTATTGACGCGGCGGCGATTCTGTTGCCCTATGAGTTGATTGCCCTCTGCGAGAGCGACGTGCTGAGCGCGGCCTTTGAGCCTTCGGCGGTGCAATATGCGGGGTATGACGTGGGCCGCAAAAAAGACCTGAGCGTGTATTGGGAGATTTCCAAGCTGGCCGATGGGAGCTGGACCAAGGAAATCACGCCCCTCGAAAAGACGCCGTACAATGAGCAGTACGAATTTCTCTGCACGAAGATTCCGGGTGTGCGTCGCATTGCGATTGACGCCACGGGCAAGGGCGAAATGCTCGCGGAAGAGCTGCATCGCAAGTTCGGTGCAAAGGTTATGCAATGCACTTTCACGGCACCTTTCAAAAACGAAATCTTTACAAGGATGAAGCGTGCTTTTGAGGACCGGACGGTGCGCATACCGATCAGCCGGGAAATCCGGGAAGACCTCCACGCCATTCATAAGGTGGCCGGTAAGACCGGCATCATCCGCTATGTGGCCCCGCACACGGACGATGGCCACAGCGACCGGGCAACTGCCCTTGCATTAGCCTTGCACGCGGCACATGCCGGAGTGGAGCCGGGGAAAATACTTCAATTAAAAAGCGGCTCGATAATCAGCCGAGCGCTGGCGTCGCGGCGTGAAAGGAGTCTGATCGGATGAATAAGGCTCCACAAATTATTTCTGCGCACATGGGCAATTTGAACAAGTGGCGCACCAGCTTCAATCCGCTGCGTAGTTTGAGCATGCAGCGCATTGTCTCGATGCTGGAATCGGGGGAGCGCGGGGAATACATTGACCTCGCCTGGCTCTATCGGTTCATCGAGAAGCGAGACGCGACGATCCGGGGGCTGAAACATTTGCGCCGGTCGGCGATTGGGAATTGCGAATGGACGATCAAGACCATCGCAGAAGAGGATTTGCCGAAAGGGTACACGGCGGCCCATGCCGAGAAGCAGCAGAACGACCTGCGGGCGGCGTATGACCAGATTGACAATTTAGAGGATGCCTTTGCGCACCTGGCCGGGGCGGAGTTCCGGGGGTTTGCCCATTGCGCCAAGGTCTACGCCGGGAAATATATTGATGATGGCATTGCGCACCTCGAATGCTGGGACCAGTGGTTCTTTTGCCGGGATGGGCTCTATGCCCCCTGGCGAATCAACCCAGACCTCAATCAGAGCATTCTGGGCTGCGAGGAGATTGACCCGGCCCATTGGATCATGCGGGAAGTGGATGACCCGATCGACGAAATTGCGCTGATCGCCTACCTGCGCAAAAACATGAGCCAGAAAGATTGGGATGGGTTCATCGAGGTCTTTGGGATTCCGGCGATCTTTCTGATCATGCCCGACAACGTCGGGAATGATCCGGCGAAGCTCGCCGAATATCAGGAGACGGCGGAGGCCGTCATCAGCGATGCGCGGGGGGCATTGCCCGCCGGAAGCGACGTGAAGACCGTGGGCGGCGATGTGCGTGGGTCGGCACCTTTTAAGGACCACATCAACTATCAGGACAGCCAGATCGTGCTGGCCGGTACGTCCGGCAAGCTGACGATGCTAAACGATGCAACGGGCATGGGCAGCGGCCAGAGTGACCTGCATGAGGCGGTGTTCAATGAGCTGGCCCAGGCGGAGGCGAGGGAGATCGCCGGTATATTCCAGCGGGCGATTGATGCACCGCTCCGCGAGCGCCTATTCCCAGGGCAGCCATGCCTGGCTTATTTTGATTTTGGTCAGTCCGACAGCGAGGATATTGGCGCGGTGTTGGACCATGACGGCAAGCTGGCGTTTTCGGGGCGTCGCATTGCCACGGGGGATTTACAAGAGCGCACGGGCTACGAGATCGAGGATATTCCCCCGCAGGCGCAACCCGCCGCGTCACCTTATCGCGAGCGCAACAAGGCCCGCGTGGCGAACCGGGAGCAGGACTCCCAGCCGCCAAGTGAGCAGTTCCTCGATCGGGTGAACACCCTCTATATGAAGGCGCTGGCGGCGGACACGCGCCCGCTGGCTGAACGCCTGGCAGCGCTGCTGATGATTGAGGACGACGGCGAGCTGCTCGCGGCCCTCGAAGCCTTGGAAAAAGAGTTTCCCGAAATTGCGGGGCAAGTGCTGGATGGCGAAGCGAGCGCCCAGGTGTTGGATGATGCCCAACGCACGGCAATGGCGGCGGGCCTGGAACAAGGGGGCCTGCAATGACCTTGCAAACCACCCAACAGACACCGGTTTTTGGGATCAACTACGACCTTGGATATGTGGGCTTTGTTCGGCATCGGGAGCCGGGCGCACTCTCCAGGGGAATCACCTATTTTACGCGGTGGGATAAGCTGAGCGAGATATCCGTGACCCACACATTTATCGTGACGGCCCCGAATGCCTGTGTGGAGGCCCGCTGGCGTGAGGGTGTTCAGATTACGCCGCTGAGCGATTACTTCAACGGCGAGGCGCAGGTCTTTTTCCGCAAGCCGGTGCTCTACAGCGAGCACACGGGCCAGCTCATTGCAAGTCTTGCCCGCCAGGACATCGGCGCACCTTACGACAAGCTATTGCTTATCGGTCACGCGCTGGGCGGGCTCATCTTCTTCCGGTTTCTGAATTTCATGCGGTGGCGTTTGCCGGAGGACTTGTTCACGCGCCTGCTCGATACGCCGGATGCGTTCATCTGCTGCGAGCATGTGGCGCATGTGCTGCGGCAATTCACCGAGTACTGCAACCGGGGGTGCCTCCGGCGCGGGGCTCGGGCGGTTAACCCGCAGATGCTTTTCGAGGATGAGGAACTTTTCGAGCCCTGGAAAAAGGCATGAAGAAAGAAGGGATGACACATGGGAGCTTATTCGCAGGAATCGGAGGGTTTGATCTCGGCTTCCAGCAAGCGGGATGGTGCGTCAAGTGGCAGGTTGAAATCAACGCCACCTTGCGGGCTGTGCTTGCCGATAGATTTCCAGGAAGCAGGCAACATGCCGACGTGCGGGAATGCGGAGCGGCGAATCTTGAAAAAGTTGACTGCATCACCGCGGGCTTCCCGTGCCAAGATTTATCATCCATGGGAGCAAGGGCTGAAAGGCAAGGGCTTGAAGGACGCCGTTCAGGTTTATTCTGGGAGGCCCTACGAATTATCCGAGAAATACAACCGCGCTGGGTGGTGCTTGAAAATGTCGTTGGCTTGCTCCATTGCCACGATGGCCGCGACTTCCAGACGGTCATCCAGGCCCTTGCCGCGAGCGGGTATGTGGGATTCTGGCGAGTGCTTAATGCTCAATATTTCGGAGTCCCCCAAAATCGTCGCCGCGTTTTCTTGGTCGCGGGTTTTGGATGCCACCCCACAATGGAGTTCTTGGCTGACGCCGCCCCAGTGGAGGCAATACCTAGCTTGTCTGAAAAAATCAAAGTCCCACGGAACGCGGATTCCTTCGCTGGCAATACTATTACGGCTAAAAACGCGGCCTGCCGCATCAACTTGGGCTCTGAGGTTCTCATCGCTGAAGAGAACGGATGGGGTGAGATGGCTAAGCGGAAAAGAAAGTCTGAGCTACATGGGATTCCCCTCGGACTGGATGACGAAAACTTTATCACGGTTTACGCGGCAGGCAATGCCGTCGTCCCGCCCGTTGCTCGCTGGATTGCGGAAATAATAAATAAATCAAACAAGGAGATGGATCATGGAAAAAATAATTGAAGCACTTCGGGTGATGGATCGGGATACGGCGCACAAGCTGATCGACAGCGTCTATGACCTTTATGAGCTGGCGGACAAGTTCGGCCTGCTCACCCCGGACGCGAAATAAGGCCCGTGAAGCGATTTAAGGAGCGGAGGCGGTTAATGACCCAGATTAAAACAGAGAATCAAAATGCAATGGACTTCCGGCTTTTTGCAAAGGCATCACGCGGGGAGTCTGCGCGGCGGTGGTGCGTGGTGATGGCGTGCGGGTTGGTTTTGGGTTTTTTTGCGGGGTGCGCGACGGGTAACGGGCCGCTGAGCGACTACACGGCGGATACGACGCCGGGACATAACGGGGAGAGCTGGGTGGGGGGAGAGTGAAGAAATGAAGAATGAAAAATGAAGAATGAAGAATGAGAAATGAAGAATGGGGAATGAAATAGCATGAAAATAATGATCATCGACACGCAAGGACCAACGGGGATTAGCGACAAGTATGCCGCGCTGCTTCCGCATTGCACGTTCCGGGGCTATGAGCTGGGGGCAGTGGCAGGTACGGCGTGTCATCCGCATGGGTTGATGTGCGGCTATCTGGCGGGGGTGATCCAGCAGGAGCCCACCGAGATTGTTTTTGTGCGGATTTTCGACCAGCAGGGGAATCCGCTCTCTGGGTCGCACGCTTGGATGTTGCGGGTGATCCGGGAAGAGCGGCCCGATGTGATTAGCCGAAGCTGGGGCGCGTGGGATGGGGACACCGGCGCGGGTGAGGATGTGGCAATACGGGCGTGGAGCGATTGGGTGCAGGATTACGCCACGCTCAAGGGGGAGGTTGAATTTGTCGATTTTGCGGCGGCAGGGAATAACGATTGCAATGATGAGGATGCGGACGTGGATTATCCGCACTGCCTTATGCCGGAGGTGAGCAACATTATCGGCTCCTGCCGTCGTGATGGGATTCCGAGCGAGTTTTCTGGTGATGGCCCTGGTGTGCAGTGCTGCGCCTGGGCGGAACGAATCAACCTTTGTAACAATGGGAGTTGGGAGCTTGGTTCCGGCACCTCGTTTGCCGCGCCGAAAATGGCCGGTGTGTGCGCGCTGTACGGTCTGAGCAATAAGCAGTGGCGGGAGTATGTGCGGCTGAAGGCCACCAGGCCGAAGGGTTTTGATTCAGTGGTGTCGGCAAAGTGGGGTCACGGCTGCATGGAACATACCTGGCAGGAGGCGCTGGCACAGGTGGCGAATCAGTTCCGGCCCCCGATTGTGAAGAGCGTGATTCCGGGCATCAAGGGCCATGTGCGCTGGCATGATTTCCGGTTGGTGGTGTGAATGGAGAATGAAAAATGAAGAATGAAAAATTGAAACTACTTTTTGCGGGTGCGCTGGCGCTGCTGCTCTGCGGGTGTTGCGAGACGCTGCAAGTGCAGGTGCTGAGCAATAACAACATCCTGGCCACGCGGTGTCAGAGCGCGACGGCGCTGACCAACGCGGTGGCGTCGGGATCGGCCAGCGGCGGGGGAACCACCAGCCTGAGCGTGCCGATTGACAAGGTCGCCCTGGCAATCAGCCCGAGTGCAACCATTAGCGAGGTGACGAAATGAAAACAAAATTGATACTTAACCGGGCCTTTCAGGAGGCGGAGGATGGGTTTTACCAACTTTCACCGTTCGGGGAGTTCCCCGGATCGCTGGAGGTGGGGGGAAAGATCGTGCCGGTGGTGCAGGTGCTGACCCGCGAACACCTGGAGCCGATTTTCAACCGGCTTGTGGCGCAGGCCAAAGACCCGAACTGGGGGGGACTCCTGGGCGACCGCGAGCATTGGAGCCTGAGCGATGACAAGGCGACCGATGCGCTGGCCTGGTTCAGGGAGTTCGAGCTTCGGGCGGACGGCATCTATGCCAAGCCCAAAAAGACCGAGCTGGGCGAACGCCTGGTGAACGGCGGCACGCTGCGAATGATCTCCCCGGTGTTTGATGTGGAGCCGGAGGATGGCGGAGAGATTAGCAACGGCTCGCGCATGATCCCGACTGGCATTGACAGCATCGGGTTCACGAACCGCCCGCGCCTGGGAAGATTTATGAAGCCCGTCTCGAATCGGGACGGGATAAACCACAACAACAACCAACCGGAGGACACAATGAAGTTGGTCAACAAAGCACTCAGTCTCCAGGACGATGCGGATGAAACCTCCGTCGTCGCGGAGATTGAAAAGCTGAAGAACAAGGCGGAGCAGAACACTGCGCTGCAAACGCAACTGGATGCCGAGAAGGCGAAAGTGGCGAACATGGAACGCGCCCAGCTCGAAAAAGAAGCGGATGCATTCCTGGAATCCAACAAGGACCGAATCGTCAACACCGACGAAGCCCGCGCCGAGATGAAGACGCTCTTCATTGAGAACAAGGCGGCGGCTGAAACGGCGCTGCGCGTGCTGGCTCCAGCGAGGCAGGAAGCGCCGCAGGCGGTGAACCGCAGCACAAGGCAGCCCGCCAGCGCAACGGATGGCGACGATGCGCGGAAGGTCGTGACCAACCGCGAGGTCGAGCAGTACGTGCGTGAGCATCCGGGCACAAGCCACACGCAGGCGTTCAGCATTCTGACGAACTGCGAAGAGTAATCAACCAACCGATCAAGAATCGAAATCAGAACCCAAGGAGAAAAAAAGAATCATGAACATCATTAAATTGTTTGCGAACAAGGCGAGCACGGACCTTTCCGATAAGGAAGGATATTTCGTGAAGTACGACACCACGGGCCTCGCGGTATGCAGTGCCATCACCGATAAGGCCGTCGGCGTGATCACGCTGGGCGGAGCCACCGAATCCGAAGTGTGCATCTTCGGCGAGTGCCAGGCGCTGGCCGGGGGAGCCGTAACGGCTGGGGCGCATGTCACGCCGCATACCGACGGAACCGCCATCGTGACGGCGTCCTCCAGCACCGAAGTGGCGCTCGCGCTGGAATCGGGCGTGGCGGGGAACTGGTGTTCCGTGTGGTTCCAGGGCAGCAACAACGCGGTGGCCTAAGCCATCCAAAAAATTAAAAGGAGATAAAGACCATGACCAAGCCCAACAATGTGATTCAGCAGAAGCAGCTCACCAACTACGCCGTGGCCGTGATGAACGACTCGGCGAGAGTGCTCAATCTGGCAAAACTTTTTGCCCCGATTGTTCCTTGCGGCGTGACCAATGGCGAATACAACATCTTTTCCGACCTGAACAGTTTCCGCTCTTATGCGGATGGCCGCCGTGCAATCGGCGGGCAGGCCAAGGTGTTGCAGTTCCTCAGCACGACGGACACCTTCGCTGCGAAGCCCTACGGCTTGCGCATCCCGATTGACAATGCCGAGCGCGACCGCGCAGGCGATCAGTTCCAACTGTTGCAGGAAGGCAAAACACGAACGCTGACCATTTCGTGCCTGAACAGCTTCCTCCAGCACGTCATCAGCACGGCGTATGCCGGAATCAGTGCCACGGCGAGCTACGGTAAGTGGTCTGAAGCCAACGTGGACCCGATTGCAGAATTGGATGCTCTGATTGAAGCGATCTGGAATGCTACGGGTATTCTGCCCAACAACCTCGTGATTGACTTCGGGGCCTGGCTGAAGCTCAAGAACAATCCGATGGTTGCCAAGCGGATGCCCGGCGCTGACCTGGTCACGGTGACCGGCGAGCGCGTGGCCGCTCTGCTGGCCAACCCGGAAATGCGCATCACCATCAGCGATGTGGCGATGTATGCCAGCCGCACGGATGAGGCAGCCAACACCAAGAAGGGTGCGTTGGCCGGTGGCGTGATGATGTTCCACAGCGCGCAGAACGCGACGCAGTATGACCCGAGCTTCATGAAGAGCTTCACGGTCAGCCAGAACCTATTCACCGAGGTCTACTCCTACGCGGAAGCTCCGCATGTGGAATGGTACGAAAACGACTGGACGGTCGCCGTCGAAGTCGTGGCCGCCTCGCTGGCCCGTCGCATTGCCGTGACCTGATCGCAGGCCGCATCAACCGGAATCCATAATCAATAATTAAGGAGAAAGAATCATGATGAAGAAATTACTCGCAGCCGTTTGCGCGGCTGCATTGACGGTGACGCTGTTCGCCGGGATCGCCCAGGCAGGTACCGTGTATGACCGCGAGGTCATTACCCTGGGAACCACCACGGGCGCCGGAGCCTGGACGAATGATTATTCGTACACGGCGCTTGAGCTGAAACGCCTGTGGATGTTCACCACCACGGGATGCACCACGGCGAATCAACAGACGGTGACGTTTAATCGGATCACGAGCGGTGGCACCTACACCCAGAGTGTGGGGTCGGTGGTCTTGGCGACCAATGGCACCTACACGTCCAGCGCGTCGTTCACGGCGGCCTATCTGAAGTACGGCGACGTGCTGAGCTTCAGCGGCAGCATCGCGACCGGTGGCACCGGCATGGTTGAGTTCGAGGTGCAGAAGCACTAACCCAATAGGCGGCGCGCCGGCTTTCAACCGGCGCGCCTCCGCCCTGGAGAAACCTCATGGCCTGGCGAAGAATCACCGAAGCCGACATCCTGACACGCATCAGCGCTACGGAGCTGGATGCCTTCCGCTCGCTGCTGCTGGGCGATGGGCAAGAAGACCCTGTTGATTACTACATTGACCAGGTCACCGATCTGGCGCGGGGCAGCATCGCCGGGAATCCGGCAAACCTCCTCGGGGCTGCGGGGACGATCCCGCAGAAGCTCCTCGGCCCGTGTGTGGATATGATCGTTATCGAGATCATGAAGCGTTGCGGCGGGGTGCTCATTGACCCAAACGACGCTCGGAAGGAAGCCGCGCGCACGGCGATGCAGCTTCTCCAGCGGGTGGAGCGAGGTTTGTTTGCCATCGAGGAGCCACTCGAAAAGAGCGACGAGGCGCACGGCATACCATCGCCCAGCATTAGTGGAAGCACCGCTCGCTTTCGCCGCGATCAACAGGATGGAATTTGAAAGGACGTTGACCATGAAAGAGCAGATTAAAAAAGAATTGGATAAGCTCAAGCTGAAGAGCATCGCCCAGGGCGGCAAAATTTATGTGGAGCTTTCGGCGGAGGATCAGCCGGGCACCCAGCAGCGTGTGATTGACGCCTGCGGGGGCATGGGCAGCATTCGGCGCTGGAATGAGGTGGGCAAGGCGTGGCTAATCATAATGCCGAACAAGGCCGCGCCTTCGCCCGCCAAACCCGAACCGGCAGCGGAAGGGCCCGAAAAGAAGCAGGCGAAAAAGTGAGCGTGGAAAACTACAGCGACGCTTTGCAGGAACACGTTGTCCGCCGTTTGCGCGGGTGGGGTGAGCTGGCAGGCATGGAGATCAGCCACGAGGAGGATAAAGACCTCGTGAAGAACATCCAGAACAGCCTGCTGAAGCTGGGCATTGCCATCATCGTTGGCGCACCGGCGGAAGATTGCAGTGCCAAGCAGATCCCGACGCCGGTGTATGACCGTGTGACGATCACGGTGGATGTGGTGGAGAACGTGCTTTTTAACCGCGCTGCAAGCGGGTCGCAACAGCCTTGTAAGGTGGTTGCAAAGCGGTGTGTTTCGGCGCTTTGGCTGTTTAGACCAGAGGGATTCAGCGGCGTGCTGGTGGCCGACACACCGGTGATCAGAACCATTTCCAGTGAGCAATATTCCATTTACCGAGTGACATTCAAAACAGGAGAATAACATGACGACATCAAGAGCAGACATTATTCGCGGGCCAGCCGTGATCACCTATGACAGCGTTTCGATCTTCACCGAAGACGACATCAAACTGGATTATGACATCCAGACCTTCAAAATGCCTTCGTCCATTCATGGCGAGGCGGATGAGCGCATTGACAACATCGCGTTCAAGCTCAGCTTTAAGCCGGAGGGCTTCTGGGCTTACCGCTCGGTGCTGTGTCCGTACCATACGCCGATCTACGGCACAAGCCTGGGAGGCGCGACCGATAAAAACGTGGTGATCCAAACGCTGGCCGGGCAGGAAATCACCATCAAGGCCGGGTTCATTTCCAAGATGCCCGACCTCACGCTATCCGCCGGGAAATCCTTCTGGGGGTCGTGCGAGATCACCTGCGTCGGTGCCAATGCGACCGCGTGGAGCGACGCCGCCAAGCGCGTGGCCATCGCCGGAAATGCATTCTCCGACGCCACCTACAACACCAGCGGCAAGGTAACGATACCCTACGCCGCCGCTTGGGGTGCCTCCGCACCGTGGAGCAGCATCGACACCTTAGACGGCTGGACGATCAGCTTTGAGATGGGCATGGACCCGGTGACCAGTGACCGCGAGGGCATCCTGGACTACACCCTCGGGGCCGTCGGCGTGATGGCGAAATGTACGCCCATCGGAGTGAGCGAGGCCAATCTGCTCTCGCTCATGAAGATTCAGGGGGCGGGCATCGCCCGAGGTGTGAGCCTCGGCGGCAACAAAAACGACCTTGTCATTCAGGGGGCCACCGAGGCCGACCCGAAGGTGACGATCAAAAACTGTGCGCCCAAAACAGCGGGCTATGCCTTCGGGCAAACCACGCTGCGCGTGGGTGAGATCGGCTGGGTGGGCGTCAACACCATCGCCTCGGGCGCTCTCGGCCAGTTGTTCGACCTCGGCGTCGTGCCTGGCGCGTAAGGGTGAGCCATGAAAGTGACCTACATCCCCACCGGCGGAAGCTCGACCACGCTCTGCGATCATTCACAGAGCGTGTCCAACGTGCGAAACACGCCCGTTCATTCTGAGCGCGTGGTGCCCCACATCGGCACCACCGCGCCCGGAATGTGGGATGACGGGAACTTTTACAACGTGTTGAGTTTTGAGGTGGCGGTGGCGTGCGCCACCCTAGCCGCCGCCGAGCGCATGGTGGCCGGATACGCGCAGACCTTTGTGCGCACCGGTGCCGTGACGATTGAGTATGCCACCAGCGACACGCAGACCATCAGCGGCGCCCTGCTGCGCGTGACGGGCCTCTACATGCGCGGAATTATGGTCTTTGTGACCTACGAAATCAAAGGAGTCGTTTCATGATGACCCGTAAAAGCATTATTCTGTTGATCGCGCTCTGCGCCTTTAGCGCCCATGCCGCCGATCTCAATCTGCGCACCCTGGAGCAGACGTGGGACGTGAACACCACCGCCTCCAAAAAAGTCGCCCAGGTGGAATTTTATCGCGGCGAGTCCTTTGCACTTACCCTCCAGGCAAAAGCCAAAGGCCAACCCGTGGACCTCAGCGCCACCAACCTGGTCACCACATGGGAGCTTGCCGAGTGGGACGCGCTCACCAACGGGTGGATCATCCTGACCGGCACCGTGGCCAATGCCACCAACGGCCTTGTGCATTTTGCCCTCACGCCCGATCAAACCGAGGGCCTCGCCCCCGGCATGTACCGAGGCGAAGTTTGGGCCTGGCAAGCCGAGGACACCAACATGGTCAAAGCGGCCCTCCTCGCGGCGCAGCGCGTGGAAGTGCTGGCCAGCGCGGGCGGGCGCTACACCGTGCTTATGGACCGTGCGCCCTTTCCGTGGGAAGCTACGGCCTGGGCCGTGCAGTCACTGTTGCAAGGGCAAGTCAACGCACTTTCCAACGATTGGAAATCCACCGACACCACCGTCCAATGGTTGGAGGGATGGCAATCCTCATTTTCCAATGACTGGACAAATCACACCGAAAGTTTCCAACGTCTGGAAAGTAGTTCCGCAGAGATCGGGAGCAACCTCACCTCCGAGGCGACCGCCCGCCTCGCGGGGGATGCCGCCGCAAGCAGCAACCTAGCCACCGAGGCCGCTACCCGGCTTGCCTCCACCTCGCTGCTTGGCAGCAATATCACCGCTGAGGTTGCCGCTCGTATCGCGGGGGATGCCGTCGCCAGCAGCAACCTAGCCACTGAGGCCGCTACCCGCCTTGCCGCCACCTCGCTGCTTGGTAGCAACCTCACCACCGAGGCCACCGCCCGGATAGAAGGCGATGCCGCCGCAAGCAGTAACCTGGCCACCGAGGCCGCTACCCGCCTTGCCGCCACCTCGCTGCTTGGCAGCAATATCACCGCTGAGGTTGCCGCTCGTATCGCGGGGGATGCCGCCGCAAGCAGCAACCTGGCCACCGAGGCCGCTACCCGCCTTGCCGCCACCTCGCTGCTCACCAGCAACCTCACCTCCGAGGCATCCGCCCGGATCGAAGCAGATGCCGCAATAACCGGTCGCA